TTTTCTGACTCATCAGCTGGTGCTTCGTCTTCTATTTCGACTACTTCATCAACTTGATCTTCTTTAGACTCTTCTGAAGTTTCTTCTACTTGATCGTCTTTAGACTCTTCTGTTTCTTTTACTTCTTCGTCTTTGGACTCTTCTGAAGTTTCAGATACTTCATCTTCTTTCATATCTTTCTTCTCATCTTTTTCGTCTTTGTGCTTTGCTTCTGTTTGCGTATCAGCATCTGCAAGACCCTCGTAGATGTCACGAGATTTCTCAACCACGATTTCATGAAATAATGCTTCTGCTTTATCCTGCTCTTCGTTGATTAAGAGTTCTAGTAATTGTTCAAATTTATTTGTCATTACACGTGCTCCTTTAATGCGATTTGTACTTATAAGTGTTGTATTTACATAATAAGGTGCAAAACGGTGTTGTTAATGGTAGAAAAACGGTAATTTTGGTGAATTTGGAAATATTAGCGTTTATGCATAGTAAAAACTACGCAGTTTTAAGTGACAGTTTAAATTTTTCTAAGAATTGTTCGGTTGTGAGGTGTGTTAGATTTTTATTCCAAGTAAGATCTTTGGGTGTAAACCAGCCTTCCTTAACAACTCTTGTGAAATTTATAGTTTGAAAGTCCTGTAAACAACGTTTTGTTTGATTCATCCAGTTGCCATAGAAAGTAGCTTCGTCTCTGGACTTTTTATAGTTGCGTGTATCTTTGAAAACGTTGTTGAATTTCATGCTTTGTGGCTTGTCCTTTTGTTTATGACCCATATAATCAAAACCTAACAAGTAGATATCTGTAAATTTGTGGTCACAGGCCATTCTTAAAGCTGTTGGCCCAGAGCTCCAACCCAAACTTGGTTTGAACCAATTTACATGATCTAGGACTTTTTGATTTTTATTATATTGGGCATTGAAATTCGACCACACTTTATTATGTACAGGATAATCAGATTCACCAATTTCCAGTATCATTTTTGGGTCAACTGCTATCAAATAGTCAGGGCGTTCTGTGCGATAAACTGCATTACAAGCAAATACGGTACCATGTTGCTTTAGATCTTCAATGGTTATACCTTTTCGGGATTCTCCGTTACCTAGTACAAATGCTGTTTGTGACATTATAACTCTAAGTTATCGTCTTTTGCAGGTTGTCCATACATTTTTTGAACAAATACTGCTTCTTCCTTTTGTTGAGCATCGTGATCTTCTGATGCAAGTCGCATAGAGTTGATATCTTTTAAGGTAAGTCTAGTTTTACGTGTGTCTTCAGAGTCAAGAACTGAAATGTCTTGCTCAGGATCATAGGATTTGTCTTGTTCAAATCCGTCTTGTGTGTATGTAAAGAATTCAAATAGTTTCATTTTGTGTATTTAACCTAAACTTGTCCGCCTCCGCCTTGTCCACCTGGCGTTGTTGCTCCACCACCTGGTGTTTGTCCTGGTTGTCCTGGCTGTGCAGCACCTGGTTCTGGCGATTCTGGATCAGCAGTTGGCTCAGCAAACTGATCTAAATCCGATGCAATGCCTGCTTGTGACACTCCACCAGTACGTAGTTGTGCATTCTTGCTTTGTTTACGCTGTGGCACATTGTTTTCTTCCGCCCACAAGTCTGCATTTCTTGCCATTTCTTCTTCGGTCAATCCGAGATAACGTTTCAGTGCAAATCTTTTGCTCATATATGGTAGTTCTGCTACCTGCACAAATGTTTGTATTCTTGTTTGATCCATTTCTGTTTGTCTGTACTGGGCAAAATTTTGTGGTGGATTCAATTTGAGTTCAAACATTCCGTTGTCTATGTTGTAACCTTTTGATTTAATCCATAATTTAAACTCTTCATCGAACGTTGGGTTCAACATTGATTGCAATCTTGCACAATATTTGTTGAATCTTAATTCTTGTATGTAAGCAGTGCCAACTCTTCCGTCATTGTACTGTTGCTGAGAGTCATCTGGACCTGTTGGCAAATATGAACTTGGTATACGTAACCCTCTAAACAATTTGTTAGTAAAGAATTTTAAGTCATCTATTTCGCCTAGGTTAGTTCCACCTGGTAGTGTGTCAACTTTTGAACCACGTCCTTCTGCTGTTTGTGGAAAGAAGTAGTCTTCATTGATACTCATCGGATTGTAAGTTGCGTCAATGTAGTTGACACCACCTGATGTGCTTGGTATTCGTCTCTGATTGATTTCGTTCTTGACTCTTTCTACAAATTGCATGGCCAAGTGTGTTGGCATGTTACCTACATCTATGTAAAACACTCTACGTTCAGGTGCTCTTTGCACTCTATAGATAATAATTGCATCTTCCAATAATTCTTTTTGTTTGTAAACTTTGAAAACTTGTTCTAACACTGATTGTCCAAATGGAAACAGGTTGTCTAGTCCATCTGACATTGACATATGTACCACATGTTCTGCATTTATGTTGTATGCATTCATTGTTTTGTAGAATCTTCCGCCACCTACTGCGCCTGCAAAGCCACTCATGCTATTTGTGGCACCTGCATTGGCATAACTTGATCCATACGCAGCAGTTCCGCCACCTGTTGTGCCGCCACCACCGTAAGTTTGATTGGGAGTAATTTGTGTTGCACTCAATCTTTGTAAATTTGGATTGATATCTCTAATTACATATTGTTCTGGCTTTTTGCCTTCTGATTCGTTGACAACTATTCTATCTACTTTTGCATTGTCCACATATAACCATTTGTATGTTTCTGGATCTCTCACAAAGAAACAGTCACCATATTTCAATGCGTTTCTAAATATTCTAAATATTCTTTTGTTTAATCTATTAGATTTTGTCCATTGTTGTAATGCCTTTTTCAAAAGCTTTACTTCGTGTTCTGTAGTTTCATCTTTGAACACAATGTCAAATGGAGTTTCATTTTCTTTGTTTTGTTGTGTGGAAAATTCTGCGAGTATATCTAGTGCAGCATTGATTTCAGAATCAGAATCCATTTGATCATATTGGAAATATCTTTGTATTCTGTTAGGGTGCCCTGTGTACACATCAGGAAGATATGAACTGTAGTTTCTTTTGGCAAAATTAGGAACTTTTTCTCCGCTCAATGGCGATAAATTTGCATCTTTAAAATATTTTTTCCAAGCCATACGTTATATTACAATTTTTGCGTCAAATCTGCAACCTTAAACTAGTCCTATTTGTCCGCCTACCTTTCTTGCTGTTGTTTCTGTGGCTTTCAAAGCTCTTGAATTAACCGCTACAAGTGTATTTACACCGTTTACCATATCATTTAAAGTCTTGTTTGCGGCATTAAGTTCGGATACTAAAGTGCCCATTTTGGTTTCTAAAGGTTCCAAATTAAACATGCTCTCTAGATCATTGTTGCTTGTGACGTTGGCTCTTTGAGTTGAGCGTATTATTTCAGGACCATCTTCTCCTACCAATGTTGCTCTGGTTGGATTGATAATGCCACCAAATTGCATACCATCTGGCGCTGCCAAGCTTCCTAGATATCCGGCACCTGCACCTACAAGTCCACCAAGTACAAGTCCAATGGCTGTACCTATACCGGGTGCAATCAGTGTTCCAATCTGTGCGCCACTCAAAGCACCACCAGCAGCCGCGGTCCCAATTCCTAATCCTTTTTCTCCTGACGCGGCCAAGGCAGCTCCTCCCGCAACTGTTCCAACTCCTGCCGCAAGTCCTAGTCCTCCCGCCCCAGTTTTCAAGGCACTCTTGCCTAGCGTTCCAAGGCCCATAGGAGCTCCAAGTCTCACACCAGCCGCAATGATTGCAATTTGGCCAGCTTTGTCAAACAAAAATTTTCCTGTAAGTGCACCTGCAATTAATCCTGCAGTCAAATTAGGTGACTCCTTTAAATTAGTTGCTATCGCACCTGCGTCGCCAAACAATCCTTGTACACGATTTATGATACCACCAAGTTGTGGGCCAAAAGCTTGCAACAATCCTGTTTCAATACCTTGAAATTGACTTGCAAGTACTTTGGTGGCTTGTTCAAATGTAGTAAGGCTTGCCACTAATGATGTTGTTCCGCCTTCTTGCTCTTTTATTGCTTTTCTCACGTCAAATTGTGCGGAAGCTATGTCTTGAAATGTAACAAAAAGATTATCAACAAAACCTAGTGCACCTGTGGTTGCGACATTTTCAAAATTTGCAATTGCTGGACCAGCAATTGTTTTCAGTGATAACAAGGCCTCTTCGGCACTCAGCGATCCATTGTTTAATCTTTCAATAACAGTACGAATATTGCCTCCTGTAAATTGTGTAATTTCTCTTGCCGCTTCTGTGACAGCAACTCCGTTTCTGGCTATCAAATCTTCAATTCCTTCGGCGGCCGGCCCAAATCTTGCTCTTACAACTGCCGCAAACGCACCAATTCTTTTTTGTGCT